AGATAGTCTTTTGTGATTTGCCTTTTTTAAGTGGCATAACTAAACTACAACTATGCTTACTATAACTATCACCACCCTATTAGGGGATATTGAGATTCAACATTCTAACAAAACAGCAAAGGCTGTTGGTTCAAAAGATGCTGTTGAGCTTTGGGAAAATGATGTGTATGAGGGACTAATGGGGGTTCATGGACATATTTTCAAACCAGACTTCTGTGATATTGCAGACGTTATAACAGCAGCAATAGGTTCTGTTGGTTTAGCAAATGTAAAAGTTCCAGAAAAATCAAGACTGCAAGCTGTTAAAGATTTAGCAAGCTATCCTAATTCTATAGATTCGTTGCCCTAGACATACCGACTACTAGCTCAAATAAATCTGGGTGTGTTCTGTACAATTTACCCATGAGTGAAGGGTCAGCAAATTCTTGAATTGACATAGTTAAAACTTCAGAGGGATTTATTTTGCCTTTAATGTAACTGTAGTCATAGTCAAACATATCGTAGACCTTTCCCATGTAGGCATCTTTGTATTTATCGAGAAAGGCAACTTCACTACTTCTATATCCAGTATTTCCTGTGATGCTCCTTAGTGTATATACAGGCTTTTGTAATTTCTCTGTCATTTCCCAACTTGAGGGTGATCTAGGTTTAGCCATGAATTGATCTCTCAATTCTTTACTGACTTTTGTTGCACCTCTTTCGCCAAAGGCTTGCTGGAACTTCCACTCATTCATGTAGTTGTTAAGCTTGGGATTTGCTACTTCTACAATATGGGTTATTTCATGGAAAGTAGTCGATTTATTAACCACTCCTTGTCTGTTAACACTTGTAGAAAACTTACCTTTCCAAAAAGTACAAGAAGCTCTCCTAGCTTTACCAACAGTGTTGGCGGCTGGAACACCATTAGCTGCCTCAGTAAATCCAGCACCATTAAACAATCTTATATATTCTCTAAAAATGTTTTTGATCTGTGACTGTTCAGAACTAGTGAAAGAACTAGAAATGTTTACCTGATTCGCAAACTTATTGACTTGTACATCTGTCAATGAAGTTTCAAGCATTTTTTCTTTAATCTTGGCCATTTTTGCCTCAAAGCTGTCCCTAAAATCAAAATATTTTTTCTTTGCTTTTTCAAAATCTTTAGATAACTTGTCAGCTAACTTTGGATCAAGATTAGCACCTGTTTTTTTGGCAGCCACTTTAAATTCATCTTCAAGCTTTATTAGTTTCTTGACATCAATACCTCCGACTTCATCAATGATAGCTTTACCATCTTTCCGTAATTGATCTGGGCTAGAGTCTGCAAGCCTTCTTTTAAACTCCACAGGTTTCGCAACAGGTTTAGGAGTTTTTGTTTTAATAGTTATATCATTTGGTTTTCCATACAACCTTTGTAAATCAGCAAGACTTCTCTCACTTCCATCTTCCCTTACCATCTTTCTAATAGCCTTCTGGCCTGACCCTTCCTTCTTTGCCAAGCGTTCAAAATATCTTACCTTCTGTTCATTACCTAAAGTCTTGACCTTAAGTTTCTTATCTTGGCCTAAAAGCCAGTCACCATACTGAGTGTCCTGTGGTACTCTACCAGTCCCCTCTCCTGTGGGTCGGGTTACAACTTTGCCTTTGGGTGGGGGCTTTAGATCCTCAAATCCCTTTCTTTTACTGAGTCCTTCGTAATCAACAACAGGGACAGTAGTAGATCGGCAGTTGAAATGCTGTGGTGGTGTAGGGCCTTTGTTGTATTCAAACTTTCTACCATCAAGCCTTTTACATATTGGACTTGTCCTACTATCAAGTGTTGCAACATATTCATATTTAGGTGCAACCTTGCTGTTTGCTGCATAGACAGCCTGTGATGCTTGGTTCTGTACTTGGTTTACAGATGTTCTAACAATAGTTCTTATTTGATGATTTGCAGCAATGGTTAATTCACCACCAGCTAAAGCTTTCTGTCTAGAACTTAATGCTTTTTGTCCAAACTCTAATTTTCCTACCATACGTCTTGCTATGTCTGCCGTTGATTCTCCACTAAACACACCTTGCCTTATATGTCTTGTTAGTGCGTCTTTCTGACTATCAGCTATTCCTCTAAAAGCTTTTTCGACTGTTTGTCCATTGGGTAAGGTCTGCATAGCTCCTTGTCTTGCAGTTAATTCAAACTTGCCCTGTCCAAATTTTTTGAAGTCATCTTCCGTAAATTCTTTGCTGGTAAAAATATTTGTCTGAGTTGGGTCTGTTGTTACAAAAGACTTTGCATATTTTGGGCTAACTGCTACTGAATTTATGGGGATATTTCCTGATTTTACGGCCTTTTTTAATTCACCCTCTATAAATCCAGCCTGTACTTTTGCTAAACCTTCTATCTCTTTTATCATTTGCTTTGTCGTTCCCTTTTGCCAGTTATCTAAACTTGCTTTTGACTGTGCAATAATAGCCCTCAATCTCTTTCTAGTTTGTGGTGATATAACCACACCCTCTGGGGCTTTTGCCTGTCTGATATTTATTTGCTTTAGTTTCTTTGCGGCAACAAGAATAATATCGTTATATGTTGTCTGAAATTCTGTAGCTACAGCATTACTATACCTGTTTAGATCAATAGTTTCCCTAAAAAATACCTCTGGAATACTCATCTATCATTCTTCTCCCTCTTCCTCCTCCTCTTCTGGTTCTTCGTCAGGTTCTTCTGGTGGCTCTACTTCTGTCAAACCTCCCTGCTGTGTACTTTCTATCTCCTCTTCAATATCAAAATCATCTGGCAAAACTTCTCCTGTAGATAATTGCTTGAGTAATGTTTCCTGACTAATAGTTCCAGCAGTAAACAATGTGAGCAATGATGTTATTTCCTGTGGTTCTAACCTTGCACTTACAAAATCTCTATTAACAAAGCTACTACCAGCATTAGGCTCATTGAGATATTCGCTATGAAACTTAAGACAGTTATCGATCAGGTCTTGCATCTGTTGTGCAATCACCATCATTGTGCTGTCATTCTGCGATCTATCTATCCTTTTTGCCTCTGCTGACTCACCTACAAGTTTCTGTCCAAGCACTGCGGCTAGTGAAAGTGTATTGATCTGTTCTGCAATATCCTTCAATCTTGTAAACTGGCTGTCATAACTATCACCAGAGGGGCTGATATATTCCATACGTGACTCAGGTGGCAGTGATAATGCTTCATTAGGGCCTGTTGTTATCTCATCTGCATTAGGATAACCAAAGACTGCAAGCATAGGAACAGAACTGATATGCAAGATATTATCCAAGTCAGACTGTATCTGGTAATGCTTGAGGTTAAGTTCTGCAATGTCATACAAAGGACTGCGGCTTTCGTAGTAACCAACTCTGTTTGAGTAAGCAATAGCAAAAGGAATCTTGTCCTTGAGGCTCATTTCACCTTCATCAAACAATTTATATTCGCCCTTTTTTTCGTCTTTCCTGTGAATCTCATATCTACCTCTTTCTAATACTCTGATCTGTTTAATGATCTTGTCACCATACTTTCCATCTGGCTCAACAACCTGTTCCAATAGACGCAACTGTGTGAGTTGCCTTACACCATCTATGATCTCAGACCTAAAACCTAAAATGTCTTTTGGTGTATATGTCACCCAATATGGTCTGGTCTTATCACCTTCCTTCGGTGCATCAACAAGCACTCCAACATGACCAAAACTGATTGCTAGTCTTGCTGTGTTATATAGCCAAACATTTAGATCATTACCCTCAAGGTCAACATCAAAAAGTTGCTCGCGTACAAGGTCTGAAACATCATCTAAACGGACTGGCTTTCTGACCAGCATACCACTGAGCATCTTTTCAATACGCTGCAAATATGGCACAACTGTTGATCTTGAAAGTCGAACGTCATATGAATCATCTGTCTCCCTGCTTTCTTGTGGAAGATATTTTCTATGTTCACTCCTGATCTTATATGTTCCTTCTTTCAAATCTGTTATCAAATCCCAAAACTGACTCATTCTCTGGTAGGCCGCATTAGGGCTTGCAACTGTGGTGGCAGCTTGTGTTATGGGCTGATTGT